TAAAAGAGATATTTACACAATTTAAAGGTTATAAACTTGACACTTAATAGTATAAATCAATACGGTTCTGATTTTCAAATAAAGGTTTTATCTTCTTTACTTACACATAAAGAATTTTTAACTAATATTCATGATATTATCAGTGATGAATATTTTGAAAATCAAGCTCAAAAATGGGCTATAAAAGAAATTTTAAAGTATTATGATAAGTATCATACTACGCCATCTTTAGATGTATTAAAAGTTGAATTACAAAAGGTAGATAATGAAGTATTACAAGTATCTATTAAAGAACAACTAAAATTAGCTTATGTTACATCAGATGAAGATTTAGAATACGTTCAGGAAGAATTTACTAATTTTTGTAAGAATCAACAATTAAAAAAAGCATTAATGACTTCTGTTGATTTATTAAAGGCTGGAGATTTTGATGGTATAAGAAATATAGTAGATAATGCTTTAAAAGCTGGACAAGATAAAAATTTAGGTCATGAGTATAATAAAAATATTGAGGACAGGTACAGAAAAAATTCAAGAATTACTATACCAACTCCTTGGGAACGTATTAATGAATTATTACAAGGTGGATTGGGAAATGGAGATTTTGGTCTTATTTTTGGTTATGCTGTTAGATTAGGTTATAATGTTGTCCATTATACTTTAGAATTGGGTGAAGATTATGTTGGTAGAAGATATGATTCTTTCTTTACTAAAATTCCTGTTACTAAAATTAACTCATTTAAGGATAAGGTAGAAGATTTAATCCCTCAACTACGAGGTGAATTAGTTATCAAGGAGTTTCCGACTGGAAGGGCAACAATGTCAACTATTGAATCACATCTTGGTAAATGTGCAGATATGGGGATTAAAGCAGATCTAGTAATTATAGATTATGTTGATCTTCTTTCAGGAAGAAAAAAAACTCGTGAACGTAAAGATGAAATTGATGATATTTATAGTAGCGCAAAAGGTTTAGCTAGACAACTTAGTGTACCTATTTGGTCTGTTTCCCAAGTTAATAGAGCTGGAGCGCAAGATAAAATTATTGAAGGAGATAAAGCAGCAGGATCATATGATAAGATGATGATTTCTGATTTTGCAATGTCTCTATCAAGAAAAAAAGAAGATAAGGTCAACGGTACTGGTCGTTTTCACATAATGAAAAATAGATATGGTATGGATGGTCTTACTTTTTCAGTTAATGCTGATACTTCAACAGGTCATTTTGAGGTATTTGATTATAAAGATAGTGAAGAAACGGAATTAGCTCCAAAAACAACTTCCAATAAGTTTGATACTGATGTTGATTCTTATGATAAACAAATGTTATGGAGTAAGTTAAAAGAATTTAAATAATATATTATGGCAAAAAAATCCCTTATAGAAGAAAGAATAGTTTATAAACCCTTTGAATACCCTGAAGCATTTGATTTTTATATGAAACAACAACAAGCCCATTGGTTATGGACAGAAGTACCAATGATGGCTGATGTTAATGATTGGAAACAGAATTTAACTGATACAGAAAAAAATATTATAGGTTCCATTTTAAAGGGATTTGCTCAAACTGAAACTGTAGTAAATGATTATTGGTCTACTTTAGTTACAAAGTGGTTTAGAAAACCCGAAGTAATAGCTATGGCAGTAACTTTTGGTTGTTTTGAAACTATTCATGCTGAAGCATATTCATTATTAAATGAAGAGTTAGGATTAGATGATTTTGCCGAATTTTTAGAGGATGAAACAACAATGGCTAAAATAGAAAATTTAATGAATGTAAGAGATGATCATGATGGTAATCCTGATTGGCATGAGAGAGCTAAATCATTAGCTATATTTTCTGCATTTACTGAGGGAGTAAATTTATTTAGTTCATTTGCAGTTTTATTATCATTTAAACTTAGAAATAAACTTAAAGGTGTAGGTCAAATAGTAGAATGGAGTATTAGAGATGAATCTTTACATTCTAACGCAGGATGTTGGTTATTTAGAACTTTATTAAAAGAAAACCCTGAATTAAATACTCCAGAGCTTAAATCTCAAGTAGAGGAAGCTGCTAGATTATCTTTAAAACTCGAATTAGATTTTATAGATAAAGTATATGAAATGGGTGATTTAGAAGGTTGTTCTAAATATGACCTAGTATCATTTATAAAACATAGAGTAAATACTAAAATGGGTGATTTAGGATATGAACCAATAGTTAATGGAATAGATAAAGAAGCAGTACAAAGAATGAGTTGGTTTGATAGTTTATCAGCTGGTAAACAACATACAGATTTCTTTGCTAATAGAGTAACTAATTATAGTAAAGGTGTTCAAAATTGGGATGCCGCAGATTTATTTTAATATGGAAAATAACGCATTACAAGTAGATTATAGTGATTGGGAAGCAGGTAAACAATTCCCTGAATGGATGGATGAAATATCCTTAGCAACAATATCAAAAGGATATTTACTACCTGGAGAAGATGTAAGAAAAGCATATAGAAGAGTAGCTAAAGCAGCAGCTTTTAGACTTAAAAAACCCGAATTAGAAAATAAATTCTTTAAAATAATGTGGAATGGTTGGCTTGGATTAGCTTCTCCTGTTATTTCTAATATGGGTACTGATAGAGGGTTACCTATTTCATGTTATGGTATTGATACTCCAGATTCAATTAGAGGAATTGGTTTAACTAATGCTGAATTAATGAGACTAACTTCTAAAGGTGGTGGTGTAGGTATAGGTTTATCTAAAATAAGACCTAGAGGTACTGAAATTGCAGGTAATGGTAAATCTGAAGGTGTTGTGCCTTGGGCTAAAATTTATGATTCAACAATTATAGCTACTAATCAGGGTAACGTAAGAAGAGGGGCGGCATCAGTTAATTTAGATATTGAACATCCAGACATAGAAGAATTTTTACAAATAAGAAGACCTAAAGGTGATCCAAATAGACAATGTTTAAACTTACATCAATGTGTAGTTGTTGGAGATACTTTTATGCGTAAATTAGAATCTAGGGATCCTGAAGCTTTAAGTACTTGGGCTACTGTTTTAAAATCAAGAATGGAAACAGGGGAACCTTATATAATGTATAAGGATAATGTAAATAAAGATAATCCTATTGCTTATAGATTAAATAATTTAGATGTATCTATGACTAATATTTGTTCTGAAATTACTTTATTTACTGATGAATGGCATTCATTTATTTGTTGTTTGTCATCTTTAAATTTATCCAAATATGAGGAATGGCAAAACACAGATACTGTTGAATTAGCTACTTGGTTTTTAGATGGTGTAATGCAAGAATTTATTGATAAATCTAATGGTAAAGATTCACTTATTAGAACTCATAATCATGCTAAAAAAGGTAGAGCGTTAGGTTTAGGAGTTATGGGTTGGCATTCGTTTTTACAACAGAAAAATTTACCATTTAACTCTATAGCTTCAACAGCTCATACTCATAATATTTTTTCTGATATTAGAAATAAAGCTGAAAAAGCATCTATGGATTTAGCTAAAGAATATGGTGAACCTATTTGGTGTAGAGGTACAGGTATGAGAAATACTCATGTATTAGCTGTAGCCCCAACTGTTTCTAACTCAGTTATTTGTGGTGGTATTAGTGCTGGTATTGAACCTTTACCTGCTAATGTTTATACTTTTAATGGTGCTAAGGGTACTTTTATTAGAAAAAATAAAGTATTAGAAGCTTTACTAATATCCAAAGGTCAAAATAAAAATAAATGGTGGGATCAAATGTTACAAGATGGGGGCTCGGCTCAAAATTTGCCTGATGATATTTTATCACCTGAGGAAAAAGAAGTATTTTTAACATTCCCAGAAATAAATCAATTAGAATTAGTACGCCAAGCAGCTATAAGACAAAGATATATTGACCAAACTCAATCACTTAATTTATCTTTTGATCCTAATGATTCACCTAAATGGATTAATCAAGTACATATAGAAGCTTGGAAATTAGGTGTAAAAACGTTATATTATTTAAGAACTGATTCAGTAATTAAAGGAGATTTAGGATCTCGTATGGCTGATTGTGTATCTTGTGATGGATAATTAAATCTAAAGATATTTGTTCATATTTATTATCAAATATAATAAGATAATAATATGAGGATATTAGTACTAATTGTTGCATTACTTCTGGCTTTCCCAGTTAATTCTCAAGAAAAAGAAAAGAAAAATATATTTAAGGAATTTTACAATGATTTCTTTAAATACGCTACTGTTTACGCTGCTGGTGATTATAGAGCCCCTTATGAATCTTCTGATAAAAAATATTTAATAAGACAACCTGAAGGAGCTGGTTTATATGATGTTCCTATAGTTGAAGATGTAACGGAATATTTCCCTTCAGATTATAGAATTGGATTTGGTATTCGTAAATTAGGTAGATTTGATTATGAAAGAAAACCTGGGAATTTTTGGACAGGTGATCAAAACGTAGAAAGACAAAATGCTCTAATAGCACCTACTTCTGCGGTTCAAGGATGGGAATATTTATTCCACTTTGAAAAAGAAAGAAGAAGAGGTGAAGAATGGGATAATCAAAGATATTTCTTAAGACACACAGGTAAATACCACATAGCAAAAATAGAATCTAGATTTCAGGGAGCTTATGATTTTAATTATAATGCTGCTGATGTTAGAGCCAGATTACCAATTGGTAAGAAATTCTCACTATCAGCTGGTGCCGCATTTAGAACACATGAAAGAGTTTATGGTGTTAATCCTTATGAAATTTGGGTTAGTGCTTTAAATGATGATGGTACACAAGCTAACTACTGGTATGAGCTAGCATATGAATATGGTTATCAAGATGCTTATTACACTACAACTATTTATAATCCTATAACAGGTGAACAAGAAAATATTGGAGGATATTTTTGGTGGAATCCAGAAGGGGTAATTGTAGCATCTTCGGATCCTCAATTTAGAGATGGTCCTTACAAAAGATTAATTTCAAGATATAACGAAGAAGTATTAGGTAATACCGGAACATTTGGTTTAGTAAGCCCAGTTGTTGGGTTTGATTTTTATCACTATAAATCAAATTTCTGGATGCACTTATATGGTTCGGCATTTTTACCTTACCACAAGTATGTAATGGGAGATAAAGATGATTTTGATAGAGTTCCTTTATCTTATCTATATAGAAATGATTGGGATCAATACGGTTTAGCTGATGCAGCAGAAGGTGAACAATGGTGGGATTACCAAGCTGGTGCAAATATTGGATGGAAATTAAGTAAATCTATTGGATTATTTGCAGAAGGTGAGTATACTAAAATGTGGGACTCAGAATTTTTTATTACAACATTTGGAATAAATTATACTTTTAGATAAAAATGGCAAAACAAATAGGTGAAGATACTAAAGTAACTTTAGACTTAAAAACATTAGGGATGTTAGCAACAGGACTAGCAGCTCTTATTGGAATGTGGTTTGCTCTTCAAGCTGATATTGCTGAAGCAAAAGAGTTACCCGCACCCGTGATAGACAGGATCGAATATGATTTAAAAGATGAATTAATTCGACAAACAATAATGGATACACAAGAGGATGTTGAAGAAATGAAGGAGCAATTGGATAAGATAGATCAACGACTCTACGAGATCCAAAAACAAAGATAATTATGAGGAAACTAATCCTTATCCTAATGCTAGTGTTACCCTTTGCTAGCTTTTCTCAGGAATGGGCTGATGATTCAAGTTTAGATAATATTTTAAATAGTAAAAGTGCTTTTGGAAATGATGAATCTACAATAATAGTTGTAGAATTTTGGGCAAAATTCAATGAAGCTAATGCTTTTACTGATTGGAATAAATTGTCAGATGTTCAATACTATCGTGTAGATATTGCAAAATCTCCAAAATCTAAAAAAGAATTTAGAGTAAGAATGGCACCTACTATTATAATTTTTAAAGATGGTGTAGCTGAGGAAAGCTTTAAAGCTGGTTTGGATTTAGAATGCCCTGTAGATCTACCAGAACTTCAGGATGCTATAAAAGAAGTTAGGGAAGCAAGTGCTTTTTAATATTTATAACAAAAGGTTCCACAATAGTTTTGTTAATATAAAATAGGATTATTATGGCATTTAAAGATTTGTTTAAAGATAATAACGATATTAATGAAAAATCAGTAGTAGGATTTGCATCCTTTGCTGTTATGGTAATATTTGCAGCAGTAGATATTATTACTGGATTCTACGGTGAGGAACTCGTAATCCAAGACTACATTTATAATTCATTTGTAATTATTACTCTCGGCTCTTTTGGAATAGCCGAAGTAGGAAAAATCTTCGGTAAGAAAAACAACGAAGAAAACTAGTTGCTAGTTGTCGTATTGTTTAATTAAAACCCAAATTTATGGAAATTTTAGAAAAAGTTGGCTTATGGGCCAAAAAACTGACTGACATTGGTCTATCAGTAATTGCTCTAGGAGTGGTACTGGAAGTGCTGTTCAATGGAGCTGGAATACCATTTTGGCCTAATATTTCAGTAGTTGATAATATTATGGCTATCCTAGGATCTCTTAACGCAGAAGGACTACTAGGTTTAGTTGGTGCTTTTGTATTGTATCACATTCTTAAAAAATAAGGAGGTAGTTCAATATTTATTCCCGTACCGCAAGGTGCGGGAATTTTTATTCTTATGGTAAAAATAATAATAACCTAACATATAAAAAATGTATACAAGAGAACAAATAGAAAAAACCCTAAATTCAAAGGGATATAAATATTTCACGGATAGTAAGGAGAAAGGATATGATGTAAATATTATAGGCATAAGAAACTCAGAAACAAAAGATAAAATTACTAATAGATTTGATGATTTAATTACAATATCATATAAAGATGAGGATGGAAATTGGCAATATCATGAATTTGATTGTACAACAGATCCCGGAACTCATTGGGAACAAAATTTATTAAATAAAAAAGGAGTTGCAATTTTAAAACCTGGTCAGTATAGGGGCTCTCATAAACTAGGATTACATCAAGGTAAGTATGAAGCTTTAAGACAAAAGAAGCCAGTAAAAGTTTATAGAGATAAAAATAAAGACGGAGATTATGATCTTTTAGAAGAAAATGTACATGAAGGTATATTTGGAATTAATATTCACCGTGCAACAAGACATAAGGGAAAAAAATCCTATCAAGTAGATAAATGGTCAGCTGGATGTCAAGTCATTGCTTCTAATGATGATTGGCATAAATTCCTTGGAATTTGTAAAAAAGCTGCGGATATTTGGGGTAATAGTTTTACTTATACTCTAATTGAGTCCGAGGATATAGTTTAACTAAAATTTTATTATGTTAAAAAATATTAAAAAAGGAATGCTTCCATTCCTAATCGCTTTTTCTGCTTTATCAGTTTCTGGTTCCGCTGCTTTTTATTCTGTTTTTGGATTAAGTAAATTATTTGCTGGGGCTAGTACAGAAGTAATTATAATGGCTGGATCATTAGAAATAGCTAAATTAGTAACTGCTTCTTTATTATATCAATATTGGGAAACAATTAATAAAGTATTAAGAACTTATTTAGCTATAGCAACAGTCATATTAGTTATTATTACTAGTATGGGTATTTATGGTTTTTTGAGTGCTGCATATCAAGAAACTTTTAATCAATTAACTTATGTAGAAAATGAAAAAAAGTTTTTACAACAAAAAACAGATTTTTATCAACAAGATGTAACAAGATATGAAAAAGAACTTCAACAAATATTGGACAATATTACTTCTTTATCTGAAGCGAGATCCGTTTCAATCCAAGTCAAGGACACCAGTGTGGCTGGAGGCGTTCGAAATACGATTTCCACGGTTGACTTACGTGCTGCACAAACTAGACTCGGAATTGAAGAAGATAAACGGAAAGATGTCAATTTAAAAAGAGACATAGCAATAGATTCATTACGTAAATATCAACGAAAAATACTAGAATTAGATAATAATGTAGAGGTGGCTGGAGAATTAGGTCCCCTAAAGTATTTATCAGGTTTGACGGGTTATCCTATGGATAAAATCATAAATATATTACTTTTAGTTATTATTTTTGTATTTGATCCATTAGCTGTTTCTTTAGTAGTAGCTGCTAATTTTGCTTTCAATCAGGCATTTCCAAAAAAAAGAGAAAATTTATACGGTGAAAAAGTAAAAACAGAACCTAGTTTTATTTATAGTGAGGAAGATGAAAAAAGAATGGATATAATTGGTCAAAATGGTAATGATGGAGAACATTATAGTGATGATGATTACAATAAAGATGGAATTATTGATAATAAAGATTTAATTGGAATTAGTAAAGAAAGAGATAACTACCCTGTTGGAAGTGATGAGTACAATAGACTAACTCAGGAAATAATTAGATTAAAAAAAGTTTACAATCTCGGTAAGTAAATTTGGATTTCTAATATTTTTTTCGTATATTTACGCAAAATCAAAGTTATGAGAGAATGGTACGAATTCAATAGAAATGCAGTTAAAGAATTTTTAAAACGCCCTGTTAAAGGTATAGTAGAATTCTTATTTATTGCATTAGTGTTTTATTTATTATATATTGCCCTATGGGCTTTTTGCCCTTGTTAGTGTTATGAGAAAAAATTCAGATATTTTATTTTTTATTCTTTGGGTATGTTTTTTTATTATATTCTATATCCCATTGTATTATATATTTACTTGGATAGGTTTGTAATGTTTAATGTAACTCAAAGTAAAAAATTTATAGAAAAAGAACTTACTAAGTTCCAAAAACTAAATTATAATCAATTTAGATGGTGGAGGTGGTATGAGTCAAAAAATAAACCACTACCTAATAAAGCTGACTTTCGTGATAAAATATTTAATGGAGACTTTGATCAGGGTCCTTACCAATTACAGGCATGGCTTTGCGAGCATATGTTAAATGAAATTTATGAGGAGTGTATGCCTGATGTTCAAATGTATTTAGAAAAATCCAAATTATTAGGTGCTAGAAGAAAAAGATTATGGGAGGATCATGAGCGAGATGAGGCAGATAAATTAGATAATTTATATAAACATTTCATGAAAAACTTTGATATATCAAGGGATGAAATAAATGATGAAATTGATATATGTATGGGTACAATATTGGATTTATATTATCAAATAGAGGAAAAGTATAATAAAATTTATTTAAAAAGTCGTAGAGGGCGACCGGCAAAAAATGTTAAAACAGGATAATGGAAACACCCAGTTAAACTTAGAAAGAAATAAGTTTAACGATAGAACTGAATCTAAAAAATATATGGGCCAAGGAAAAAGAATAACTTGGAACGGTAGAAGGAGATTTAGAACTATTTAAAATAATTTGGAAATTTAAAAATGGTTTTGTACCATATAGTTATATGAAAGTAAGTCACGAAGTACCAAGATGTTTACTATTAGCATCCCAAGAATTTAATGATTATGACTATTGTCTACCTCATTTATTAGATCAAGATGAGGAGTATAAGCAATATTTTTTAGATGCTAAAAAAGCAGGAAGATATATTGTTATGGATAATTCATTACATGAATTGGGAGAATCATATCAATGGGATAGATTAAAACATTGGTTATATGAATTAGAACCTAATGAATTTATGGTTCCAGATGCGTGGATGGATTATACCCAAACTCACGTTTACGCTAAGTATTGGAGGCAAATACCTATGCCTAAAAAATGTACAGCGGTAGCTGTGGCTCAGGGTAAAGATATGAGTGATGCTTGGAAAAGTTTTAGAAGTTTAAAAGAATTAGGTTATGAAAAAATAGCCATATCTTATGGTGCTACTTGGTATAATGATTTATATCCACATCCTAATAAGGATTTAGGTAAAGCATTAGGTAGATTAAGGTTTATTAGTTCTTTATATCATGATAAAGAATTAGGTGATTATGATCAAATTCACCTATTAGGATGTTCAGTACCACAAGAGTTTGGTTGGTATAGAGATTGTAAATTTATTAAATCCATAGATACATCAAATCCAGTTATGGCTGCTTTAGAAGGTACTTTATATGATGAAAGTGGATTAACTGAAAAACCAAAAGCAAATATGAATGATCATTTTGATGTTAAATTTACAGATATAAACTATAAAGATATTTTACATAATACTTTAATGTTTAGAAAAATAAATGGATTGAGGCCCTATCCAGAACATACTGGGTCATTTTTAAAATTAGTTAATAATGAATAAACATGCAGTTGTTTCGCTAAGTGGAGGAATGGATAGTTCTACACTTTTACTCAGAGCGTTATCTGAGTATGATTCGGTTACAGCTTTATCTTTTGACTATGGTCAAAAACATAGAGTTGAACTAGAAAGAGCACAGTCTCTTATAGATTATCTTGCTGATAAAGGACATAATGTAACTTATAAACAAATTAAACTTGATGGTTTAGTTGATTTATTAAATTCTGCCTTAGTACAAGGTGGAGATGATGTTCCAGAAGGACATTATGAGCAAGATAATATGAAAGAAACAGTAGTACCTAATAGAAATAAAATGTTTGCTTCTATTACTCAAGCAGTAGCTTTATCTAAAGCAAATGCTACAAAAGAGCAAGTTGATATTTGTTTAGGAATACATGCTGGTGATCATGCAATTTATCCTGATTGTAGACAAGAATTTAGAGATGCAGATGATGCAGCTTTTAGAGTTGGAAATTGGGAAGCGGATAGAGTAGGTTACTTTACTCCGTATTTAGATACAGATAAATTAGGTATTTTAAAAGATGGATTGGTATTATGTGAGAACTTGGGTCTGGGATTTGATGAAGTTTATTCCAGAACTAATACTTCTTATAAGCCTTTTGCTAGTGGGAACAGTGATTATAAATCTGCTTCTTCTGTTGAACGAATTGAAGCGTTTATTGCTTTGGGTCGTCCGGATCCCGTTCAATATGAAGACGAAACTGGCCCAGTGGCTTGGGAAGTAGCCAGAGATTCTGTAGCAAAGGTATTAGCTGATTATTCAGTTTAGTACAATTGTCTCATGGTGTAACGGTAGCACAGCTGGTTTTGGTCCAGCTAGTTAAGGTTCGAATCCTTATGAGACTACAAAATTAAGTTATGAAAAGGTTTCTAGAATTTGCCTTAATTTGGTATAGTCAACAAATGGCTATTCCATTTTGGATTATTGGACATGTTCATTTAAGTTTAAATGTGTATCAAGATATACATGAAATACTAGCTAGTTTAGGTTTAAATATTTTAGTGGCTGTTGGGTTTATAATTGATTATAAAAAGAATGGGAGTAAATAGTGATAGTAAAAGACCATTTAATTAAATTATTTTCTAAATCATTAGGCGATACTATTGCACTAATGCCTTATTTAGAATTATACAGATTAAAACATAACTGTAATGTTTATTTTTATGGTAATAGATCATTTCATAATTTATTTACTAAATCATATCCCAATATTATATTTGTAAATGAAGATTACATTAATTCAAGGTCTAATCCTTTTGATAATGTAGTTAGTATTCAATATGATTTTCATAATCCTGTTCAACAGGGTATGGCCTTACAATTAGGATTTGAAGACCCTAAATATATTAGGCCTAAAATTGATTCATTTAAAAAAGATAGACCTATAAAAAATAAATATGTTACTTTTGGGGTTCAGTCAACAAGTCAATTAAAATATTGGAACTCACCTAAGGGTAAAAGAAAACAATCTGAATCCCCCTATTGGAATGAACTATGTAGAATGCTAAGAAAAAATGGATTAACTCCCGTTTGTTTAGAACAACATGAGTTATTTGGGAAAAATCCTTTTTTTAATGGCATACCTAAAAAATCGGTAAAAAAATTAAATTTACCATTAACTGAAGTAATTAATTATATAGAACATTCCGAATTTTATATAGGTTTATCTTCTGGAGTTGCTTGGATAGCTCATGCTCTAAATAAACCTGTAGCTATGATAGCTAACTTTACTGAGGACTGGAACGAATTTGATTTAAATCTACCAGATTATAAAAGAATAACTAATAAGAATGTATGTCATGGTTGTTGGAATTCAAAAGATATTATTTTTGATATAAATGATTGGTATTGGTGCCCTAAACATAAGGATACACCCAGACAATTTGAATGTCACACTAGTATTACACCTGAACATGTATTTAATGAAATTAAAGAATGGATATAAAAAATGTATTACTTACAGGTCATAGAGGATTTATAGGAAAAAATCTATATAAAGAGTTAAAATCATTAGGGTTAAATGTTTATACTG